AAGAAGATCAGACTTATAAAATTGCATCAATCTCTCCTGAAAAAATCATCGGGGCGATGGAACTATGGACGTTCAATACAAAGTATAAGACGATCACGAGGCTTGTTGCGATCGATCGTGGCGGGTTACAGGTTAAAGGAACGAGCATTTCAAACTATTGTGAGAGTACTTCTACAACGAGGTCCATGGGGAGAAAAGACCCGAACGAAATTGTTAAGCGCATACTCGAGGGTGGCAAGCTTGTACTAAGAAAGATCTTTGACGATTTTAAAACCGAGAAGCCTCTGGCGTATCGTATCAATGAAAATACAATCTTGTTGAGGGTCATAACATGAACTCAAACGAAATAGAATTCTACGAAGACTTTAATGATATAAAGATCGTAGCACAGTTCCTTCTTGAGAAAGAAGGAGTATCGAGAGAAGAAGCATTAGACGCTTTTTCTCGTATCTCAGGATATGATGTTGCTTTATTGAAGAACATCGTAAACTAAAAAGAAAGGAAATAAGATGAATAAGTTTATCTTATCAACCGTCGCTGCCATGCTTATGGGTGGTAGTGCAATTGCTGGCGATGTTATTGCACCGCCAATTACAAAGTATGTTGAGGCTCCTTTGCCTCCAAAGCGTCCTACTAATTTCGGTAGAATCGATAATCAGAAGGTTGCTCAGAAGGTTCAGGAAGTAACCACAAGGAAGTGAACATGAAGAAGATTATGTTTGGTGTGATCGTTGCTTCAATGTTATCTGGGTCTGCTCTTGCAGCAGACCTGGAATTGAAGTGTTATGAGAACAAAGAGTTTATGAAGATTATCGATGACATGGACCTTGTTACAGTATATAATGGTCACAAGTCAGATACAAAAATGAATGATATCCTTATGACTAAGGATCGCCGTCTTGCTACTGTAGAATATGATAAGATGGCAGATGGTAATGCTCTAGGAGCAAAGCAGTATTGTATTACTAATATTTTGACTGGTATCACATTTAATGATTCTGTTGTAGAGTTTCTTTACAATCTTCTTGAAAAGTCTAAAGGGCAAAAAGTATGAGTATTCTAGGACCAGATGGTGGGGTGTCTTTCCCCACAGGTGGATTAACAAAGAAAAACCCAATTGAAGATATTCGTATGGTTATGTTCCCAAAGATGATGGTTCATCCTGAAACAAAGCAGATGGTAATGGTTCCTATGCAGGATTTACAGTATAAGCGTCAGGGATCAGACGAATGGTTCTCTGTTGCTATTCATGAAACTGAAAAACACGATTTTAATCCGGAGGTAAAGAATGAAGAAGTATCTACTAGTAATCCTAGCGGGGTTATCCTTTCTTAGCTTGGTTGGGTGTGCAGAACTGGCAACGGTCGTCAAGTGCTCTGTACGGGACAGTTCTAATAGACCGTGCCAGTAAGGAGCCTTGGATTGAAGACTTTGAAAATACTCTTGACAAGTAGTCTGTTATTTGCTAATATAGCATATGCTTCGGATGATATCACTTGCGAAAAGGATGTCAAGAAGGATCACATTGTTCACTGTAAGACAAAGAAGGTGATGGATGTTTCGCTGGTTAGTATTAATGGTGGTGAGTGTAACGCTCCTTCATTCCACTGGCATGGTGAAGGTAAGTTCGCCGTACCAGGAACAAAAGACTGCTCTTATGTTGGAGCGGTGACATTATCAGTTGACGGACATACAAAAACATTTGCTCCGTTATAAATAGATTGCCGAGGTCGTTGAGAGGAACGACATAGACACTGAGGACGTGGGTGCGACTCCCACCGCCTCCACCATAAACATTCTGAGCATAGTGGACTTTGATGTTCAAGGAAAGCAGACAGTAGGGATGAGCGTCCTACCAGAATGTTTATGATGGGGGCGAACTAGGATCGACTGGTGTAGTAAGGGTTCAAGGAGACCAAAGGCAAGTATAGGTGCAAACGATAACTACGCACCATTTGACTTCGCTCTAGCAGCGTAAGTTCATTGGGCTGGTGACTTGCCTAGAAACAGAAAAGTTACAACACACAACACAAACACAAAGGAAAACAAAATGACTAAAACACCATTTGAAATTAGATTTGATCTTTTAAATTTAGCAAGAGAACATTTGATGCAAAAATATTATTCAGAAGTTGATTTTGCTAAAGAAACGAAAGGCGAATGTCCATCATTCCCAACAGATAAAGATATTTTTGAATTAGCGGAATCTTTTAAAAATTTCGTAGACTCTAAATAATCTTATTAGGGTTCTGCAAGTCTTACCTCGAAACAGAAAAGACTTGCTTTTTCACGCCTATCATATATAATATAAATATTGGTTCCATAGCTCAACAGGATAGAGCACCCGCCTTCTAAGCGGTAGGTTGAAGGTTCGAGTCCTTCTGGGACCGCCATCTTTCTAAGGAGAACTAAAATGTCAGACCGTCATAATCACTGGTTTTGGAATAGTTCTTTGGTCGATGTAGTTCATCAAAAATTGTTAAATCTAACATCATGGATCTGGAAGAAGCAGAATCACAACCACTGAGGATATATTATGAAAAATTATGAACTTCTTTGGGAATGTTTTATGTCTGAACAAATTTCAGTTCAACAAATGGTAGAACACTTCAAAGAAGACCCGCAATTTGAAAATTTTGTCCATGCTAAAATCAAAGAAATTCGTGATAATATCAAAGTTGAGAAAGTATAAAATGAATAAGTTTATGATTGCTGTGATTGCTTTGTTTTCAACTTCTTCCATGGCCGACTACAATGTCGTTATTAGTAAACGACACCAGACCATGAGTGTCTATGAGAATGGACAACTCATGGATATATGGCCAGTCTCTACTGCCAGAAAAGGTTATTATACACCAACTGGGTCTTATAGACCATATGCTTATCAACTAATGCATTTTTCTAAGAAGTACGATAATGCGCCTATGCCACATTCGATATTTTTTACAGGGGGTTATGCTATTCATGCTACTCCTCATATCGGCAATCTTGGTCGCCCTGCCTCCCATGGGTGCGTACGTCTTCATCCAACACATGCTTCAGAACTTTATAATATGACGAAAGGTGAACCCACAACAATCACAATTAAGGATTAGTTTCATGAAGAACTCTCGTTCGCCTTCTCTTTCCCAAGTTTATATGATGAAAACTGCTTTTGAATACGAATTAAATAATATCTTGGTGTTTGAGGATAGACAGGAGTTTTTTAGAGTTATTAACTATTTCGAGCAAAGAGTGAGAGAACTCAAGGAAGAAGAAAAAGAATGCTTAAGAGCTCAAGTTTCGTAGAGGAAGTAGAGATACTTTGTAGAGACAAAAATATTGAATATATCGACGCTATTGTCTTCTGGTGTGAGAAAAATAATCTCGAAGTAGAAACTGCAGCATATTGGATCAAAAAAGACCCAGCAATGAAATCAAAGGTTCAAGCAGAAGCTGAAAACCTGAATATTCTAAAACGTGGAGCTAGACTACCAATATAAATATTCGGTTAAAGAAAAGGAGGCTATCTATGCAAATAGAGACTATAGGTCGCCCAGATCATGTTTCTTTGCCAATAGTAAAAAAAGCTGCTAATTTTTATGGAGAATATCTCCTTCAATCAACTAGAATATATAATAACATTCATTTGACCATACAATTTGATAAATTTGATAGAGGTTCTGATGAATATGGTTGTTGCGATTATGTAGAAGAAAATTGTAGTCCTAAATTTTTTCACATAACATTAGAAAAACGTTTGAACAAAAAAGAAATGTTACTTGCCTTGGCGCATGAGATGGTTCATGTGAAACAGTACGCTAAAGGCGAGATGAAAGATATGCGCCGCCCTGCTCATATTGTTAAATGGTTGGGTGAAAAGTATGAGATCAACGAGATTGATTATTGGGAACAGCCTTGGGAAATTGAGGCGTATGGTCGTGAAAAAGGATTATACTATAAATTTCTGAATATTCTCAGAGAAGAGGAACTTGGTCTTATATAATGTCTGCGTATGAAACATATAAAGAATATGTTGCTCTTAAAAGTCATTTTAACAAACATGACTATGATTACATTAAATATGGTGGCAAGATAGGAATATCGCCAGCTTCTTTTGAGAAACGTAAAGATAAAGTCTTCTTTGAGAAGCTGGCAAAAAAAGAAAACATACATGACTTTCTAGTAGCTAATCTTTCAGACAATAGAAAATTGTGGGCTAGACCTTTGGCCTATGAAGAATCTTCTGACAAGACTTATCTTGATTGGAAGAAAAGAAAACAATCCCTTTCATATATTTTCAAAAACGACCTTGGTAAACTGGATCCTAAGTTCAATAAGAACTTGGCTTGTAAAGAAGGTCATCCCATATTGTTTAAAACTTATCTTGGTGGTGAAATTTGTTTAGAAACTATGTGTATTATACTAGATCTAACAAGAGCCATTCAATACTGGGATTCTCAAATGGAATACGATCCTGTTTGGGATGAATATAAAATGAAGATCGTAAAATATACTCCTTTTATAGAATATGATAAAGATAAATTCAAGAAAATATTGCTTGACTTCTTCAGCGAATAGAAGTATACTAAATAATGTTGGGTGATACAAATGCCCATCATACACTGTTATACATTGTAATACAAAACATACGGAGATATACATATGGTAGATTTTAAAGCACTCAAAGCATCTTCTGGTAAGAAGTCGCTAGAAACTCTCACTTCAGAACTAAACAAAATGTCGGGCGGAGAAGGTAAGTCCTCTGATGACCGTTTCTGGACCCCGACTGTAGACAAGGCTGGTAATGGATATGCTGTTATTCGTTTTCTCCCTGCTCCCGCTAATGAAGATGTACCTTTTGTTCGAATCTTTGACCATGGTTTTCAAGGACCTGGTGGATGGTACATCGAGAACTCACTAACAACTCTAGGTAAGAACGATCCAGTTTCTGAGTATAATTCTAAGCTCTGGAACTCTGGCATCGAAGCAAACAAGGAAATTGCTCGTAAGCAGAAGCGTCGTCTTCATTTTATCAGTAATATCTATGTTGTTTCTGATCCAGGTAATCCCGCTAATGAAGGAAAGGTTTTCCTATTCAAGTATGGTAAGAAGATCTTTGATAAGCTGAAGGAAGCAATGGAGCCTCAGTTCGCTGATGAAGAGGCAATTAATCCGTTTGATCTCTGGGCTGGCGCACCATTCAAGCTAAAGATTCGACAGGTTGAGGGTTATCGTAATTATGATAAGTCTGAGTTTGATAAGTCAGGACCACTTCTTAAAGATGACGAAAAGCTAGAAGAAATCTGGAAGTCAGAATATTCTCTTCAAGAATTTCTTGATCCTAAGAACTTCAAGTCTGAAGAGGAACTACGTAATCGTCTTGCTAAGGTTCTTGCTGAAGATTCTGCTCCAGCCAAGCGTGCTAAGGCAGAGGAAGTCCCATGGGCTGATACCGAAGAAGCGCCATCATTCAAGGCAACTCATGCACCAAATTACTCTGGTGATGATGACGATGATGAGTCTTTGGAATTCTTTAAGAAACTTGCTGATGAATAATTTAAGGGGAGCCAAGCTCCCCTTTTTTTACGCCCACATATTCTTTTTAATTTTTCTCATTTCTGACCAGTGGTTACCACCGATCATAGAAGCCCAATCTGGCCAACTTACATCCCATGGATAATTGTAAGAATAACCTGCTTGTTGATATGACATTTGATTTGGATTTACACCAGCATCTGGAGCTGTTCCAGGAATACTGAATTGTGACATATCTTGTTGTTCGGTTTGCGCTTGAGTTTGAACAGCTGCTTGATTAATCATTTGTGTGGCTTGCATAGAATTAGATAATGCTTGTAACATCTCAGCGTTTTGTGGTTGTTCAACTTGTTGAGCATATGCTTCTGTTGGAGCAAGAGAACCTAATAAAGATTCTAACATAGGTCCAATCATTCCTAGTATTCCACCCAATCCTCCAGGTAACATACCACCCATCATTCCCATCATTGCGCTTGTATCCACTCCTGACATTGGAGCAGAAACTCCTGGAGTAACTGCCTCTTGTCTTACTGGAGTTGCTTGTTCAGTAGAAGGCTCTGACATAACAGAGGAAGGCGTGGTTGGTGTTGGAACCATAGCTGATGGAGTTGTTTCAGAAACTCCTGGTACAGAAGTAGCAGTAGGAGTTGCGCCTGGAGTAACAGCTGCTTTAGTGGTGTCTGTGTAGTCTGATGTAGATGCTCCACCTATAGCAGATTTGCCTCCTCTGATACCTTGACCGCCTATTTGAGCATGTATGTGGTTAAAATGATTTCTAACTTTCCACAGAACAGTATAACCTGCTGCTTGTAATTCTTGTGCAAGTTTATCAAACTTTGGACCCATTACTGGATCATCTGCTTCTTTTGAATTTCCTGATGTTGCATTAATATCTATTGCTTGACCCTGATAGTGTGCGCTGTTAGGTCCATGAACGCGATGAACGCCTCCAAATAATGGATGTTCTGAGACTCGTATTCCTCTTTGTTGTAATGCTCTACCAAGAGCAACAATATCTCCACCAGGTAAACTGCCTGTTGCGCCTTGACCTTTTACTTTATCAGCATCTTTTCCTAGCGTTTCTTCTTTATGATTGTGGGTGTCAGCAGGAGTTGAGGCACTACCAGCTGGAGCAGTTGGCATGGCTGCAGGAGTTGCATCTTGATCAGAAGGACCTTGGTTTGCATATTGATCCGGTTTAATTCCTGTTGCTGAAACAGTATATTCTGGGACAGCATATTTTCCAACACCGTGTTGATGCACATCCCTACCAGAACCATATTGTTTTACGCCTCCAGATTTTAACATATCTTGATACCAAGTGCTTAGAGCATGTTGTCCGGATATGTTTGGATTTAAAAACATAGTATATTGGGAAGAGCCTAATTGAGACTTAGCACCACCTGCTCTAGCTGCTAAATATTTTTTAACTTCATCAACATATTTTTCCATATTTTTTGGACCAGGAGTTCTATCTATATCTCCATAAGGGTTTACAGGACTGAATTGTTTAGGAGAACTCAATACGCTTTTTATATCAGAGCCACCATATTTACCAGACATTGCTCTGTTCAGAACTGTGTCAACAACTGCTTGTCTTCCTGATTCTCCTAAAGAGCCAGCCTCTAGAGCAGATATTTTGGCTAATCTTTGGATATCTCCTTCCGATATATTTAAATTTTTACCTTCTTTAGTTTGTAAACTGAATTGAGTGGATCCTTCGTATACTCCTCCTGGAACAGCTCCTCCTCCAGCTCCTACGCCTCCTCCTGACAAATAATTAGCACCAGCTACGGCGGCTCCTCCTAGAACAGCGCCTCCACCAACTTTTAAAAGAATATCGCCAAGTTTACTAGTAACGCCACCAAATCCAGAAGTCAAACCAGCAGTCAATCCACTAAGAAGACCATTTGGACCAACCATTGTATTTTGCATATTTCTATCTAATTGATAGATACCATCAGTCATATTTTTTATAGATATAGCCATGGTTTTTATATCACCACGCATGGCAGTTTGAATCGATAGCGATTCTTCAAACACTCTTTCTAGATTATCAAATTTAGAATTTGTCTGTTCTAATTCATGGACGACTTCGTTTATACTATTAGAAAGATCCGCCAAGTCTCTTCTTTGCGCAGCGAAGATGTTAGATATATCTTTTACAACTTTAGTAATACTGGCGGCGCTGGCAGTTGCTGCTTGTCTAAACTGACCAGCAGATTCAGCCATGGCTGAAGATATTCCAGATTTTATGACTGCTAATTCCTGTGTTTCTACCGCCATTTTTTACCTTACTTGTTTTTAGCTTCTTCTAATTCTTTTAGATGATCAACTAACATTTGAACATAGATATCTCTCTCAAAGGGTATTAAATTTTCAACTTCACTAATCGAATATTTATGATGCTGAGCCAGTGAAAATATTGAAGAATAATAATTCACCAATGTATTATGACTCAGCGCCAAGTAAAAAAATCATTTAACGAGCTCAGTATAATTTCTCTATCGTTTCCTAAAGAATTTTTATATTTGATCACATATTCCATTTTTGGAACATTTACTAGAAAATTTTGTATTTTCTCAAAAGTCTTGATGTCTAAACTTTCCAAGAAATCTATTAGTTCTTGTTTCTTATAGTCTTTACACTGATATACTTGATCTTCGTAATATACAGAATCTATGCAACGAATTATAAGTTCAAACATATAATCTTTTTGTAGATTGAGAAACTCTTCATCATCGTATAAAGCTGCTGATGGATATTTCATAACGATACCAGACTTATCAGTGATCTTAATATTGTTATTGATTTTATCAGGATATTTTATTTCTATTTTTTGTAAATTTATATCAAAATCATATAGTTTCTGATCTTCGTTGTCTTTATATGTTACTTTGACATTGTTATCTACAGAGATAGCTCGTAGTTTAAGAAAGATATACTCTAGATCAAAAATAGCTAATTTGTTAATATCAAGTTTTGTGTCTAGACAACAGTTGTTAATGATTTGTTTGATTGCAGAAAGGATATCAGAAGCGTTGTCGCTTTCCTTTGCCATCAATAATATTTTTTCTTCTTTAACAAGAAAGGGTCTAAATGAATAATCTTTTTTGAGAGAAGGTATTTTTATTTTATGTATAGGATAGTCAATTTTAGGCAAGCCAGACATAGTTTACTCCATAGTATTAAGGTGTTATTCCCAAATTTATACTTTCTAATTCTCTTGATTTTACTAAACCGTTAGATTGAGTTTGGGCGTTTCTTTCTACAGAAGATCCTTCTATATTATATTCTGTAAAAGCGATTGATACATTTATTTTCATTAAATTAGAGTCTCCCCAAGACAATGGAACTTCCCTGACCCCTGTAGGGAATGCTTGGAATAAATTGATTTTTTGAACGGCATTACCATAATGGTCGTATATAACAATCATTATTATTGAGGAATAATCTTCTTTGTAATTTGCGCTGTATGAAGGAGCTATAGAAGAATTTAAAGAATTGAATTCAAAAACTGCTCTTGTCCATTGATACCAAAATTGCCAAAATTCACAGAAATGATCGCCCAATACTGATATATTTACTTCAGCAAAGGCAGCGGTATATGGTATTTTTTGAGTTGGTCCAACACCATATCTACTAATATCGGAATTCATTATAGATATACCAGGAGCTCTTACCTGATCTATTCTGAAAGCTAAATTTTTAGTAATATCTGAAATATTAGAGGGCGTGCCTTGGTTCAATAAACTTGAATTTTGTAAAATTCTAGGAGGTTGAACAAAAACTTCGAAAGAATTATTATCTAGATAACCATGATTGGCTAACTGAGATCTAAATTTTTCAATATTGAATCCAGAAGTCTGAGAACTTCTTTTAACATCTATAATTCCTAATGCCATTTTATCTCCTAGTATGGCGGCGAGCCAGCATATCTCTTGTTAGGATTCACAGACCATCTTTGTAGAGGTAACATAACAGCTTTTTCCCAATCTGCTGGGTTTACTAAATGAAAAGAGCTTCTTACATGAGAAAACAAATATCTCTTGATACACTGTTCATGACCTTTGAACTGATTAGCATATCTTTTTAATAATTCGTATGATATCGCTAGTTTCGTTGTTTCATTATATTTATCATTATTTTTAGTATCATCAAGAGCTTTTAATAATTGAACTCTAGCCATTGGAGGTAAATAATGTAAATTTATACCCAGAAACCCATCGATATACATTTCTATCGGTATCGCTAGAGGATGCATGTCATAGAAAGGAAGGATTGCTTTATACTTTGCATCATAGAAAAACAGAAACATAGATCCTATCTGTGGAGCAGAGAATTTTTTAAAAATTTTATTAGGGTCTGATCTCTTTTCTTTTTTACCCATATCTTCAACAGAGTCTTTGAACCAATCTATAGAGTCTTTCTGAGAAGATGCAATTTCTCTGGCAGTTTTTTTAATAAAGCTGTCAAATTTATTTGTTGCCATTAAAATTTAAGTCCTAGTTCGTTTTCGGTTAAGATTTTGAACACGTATCCTCGATCTTTACAGTATTCTCGAGCAGCTTTCCATTTAGCGGAATTAACTCCCCAAGTCAAGACTTCATTTAAGTATTTTCGGGATTTCTTTTTACTCTCAGTTATGATTGGTGGCTGAGTTTGTTTAAAAGGTTTTATCTCGATCAGTTCAGTTTTTGAACTATATTTTACGGTAAAGTCTACGAAATATCTGTGAATTTTTTGGTCTACCGGTGAACGATATGGTATGATCGTTTCCTCGCTCTGCCACCAAATCACTTCAGGATCAGAATCTAGTTTCATCATATATAGGCATTCCCACCAACTTCTGTATATTATGTTAGTTGGATCGCCTTTGTATTTCTGCGGATTTTTAGGTTTAAAGTAACCTTTATTTGTAGCCATTCTTTTATTTAGAATAAATAAATGTAAAACAATATTTATAAGGGAAGCCATGGCCGTTCCAAATTTTCCGCAACCACCACAAAGAGGATTTTCTAACGATTCTTTTCCTGGAGATTTGATCTCAGGAGATAGAAAATTCTACACGAGTATATCTTTTGCGAAATATACAGGATATTCTTTTGCTAGTGGTTTTGCTAATCTAAGTTTTGGTGGTAATATAAAATTACCTATGCCAAGAAAACTGAACGACAATGAAGTTATGATATGGGAAGAGTTTTCTGGAACTAATGAGATAGTTCAAGGAGCTCAAACTTTAAGTAATTATTTACCAGGGATAGCAGGAAATATTGCACGTGTTGCTGGCGGAGTAGGTGCAGCTGCAGTTTCAGGTTATCAAATGAGTTCGGTTTTTACTGGATCCACAATTAACCCTTTTATGTTTATGATGTTTAAAAGACCTGCATTCAAAGAATTTACCCTTCAGTGGTCTTTGGCTCCAAATTCTCAAAGAGAGTCAGATTCATTAGATCAAATAATAAAAAAATGTAAAAGGGCTGCTTTACCTACTACCTCTGGCGCTTTTATGGAATATCCTGAAATAGCAAATATCAAGTTATATGCTGGTGAAGCTAATGACAAATATCTATTCAAATTCAAACCATGTGCTATTATATCTGTTCAAGTAGATTATACTGGTGCTGGTATGCCATCATTTTTTAAATCTGGAGCTCCTACTATTGTTAATCTAACATTACAATTAAAAGAGATAGAGCTCTGGTCTAAAAACGACGATTTATAAGCTGGAATAATCAATGCCCCAAAAATATTTCGAAAAGTTTCCGGTAACAACTTATAGTAACACTCAAGTTGTAGATATAACTAGAAGAGTGGCTGCTCTTGATAGGGTTGTGAGCAATCCTTATGTTTACTACCCATACGAGATAACTACTAATGAAAGAGCAGACCAGTTAAGTTCTAGATACTATAATGATCCATTTCGTAGTTGGATTTTTTACCTAACAAATAAAATCACGGATCCCTATTATGAATGGTATTTGTCAGAAAACGAATTTAATGATTTTTTGGTTAAAAAATACGAATCTCTAGACAATGCATATAGAAAAATAAAGTATTATAGAAACAAATGGGAAAATACTGATAATTTAGATGTCAGCGGATATAACGCTCTGACACCAAATATGCAAATATATTGGGAACCTGTTTTTGGTTCTGGTGGTAGAGTTCAAGCATACAAAAGAAGACAAACTGACTGGAAAGCTAACACCAATAAGATAGTTAAATATAAAGTTAGTAATACAAATTTTATAATCGATGAAATTTGCACTGTCATTTTTGACGATTATAATTCCGGAAGAGGACAAGTCTTAGCTATTAATAGAGATTCAGCTAATACTGCTAATAGTGAAGTTCATTTACAACATGTTTCTGGTGCATTTTTTACCAGTGATACGGTACAGATATCTAACACCAGCTATTTGTATGGAAACGAAAGTAATGTAAATACTTATTTTACAGACGTTCAAGCTATGGCTAACAATTTAGCAGAAGAAGTTATATCGTATTGGGCTCCTGTAACTTATTTTGAGTATGAACAAGAAAGAAACGAATTTAATAAAACTGTGAATGTTCTTGATAGTAATTTTAAACAAATTATTGCAGATAATCTTGAGGAGTTATTGAGAGAATAATGGCTATTGGCGATATTAGTATTAAAACTTTAAAAATTGGAGACATGGATGTCAGTGGCAAAGATGGAGTCTTTGTCGCTGGATTTAACATATTTGAAGATATATTGAATCCATATGGTCCGGTAGCAGAGGTAAGGGTTGTTGACCCTAAAGATGCTCTTGGTGAAAAGAAAATTAATGGTTCTTTTGATAAAGACGTAGAGATCGAGTTTTCTCCTGATGATAATATTAAAGGAGTTAGCGGGTCATGCAAGTTAAAAATGAAAATGCTGAAAAATGTAAACCTAAACGATCAGTCTATCCATAATACTGGTTCAGGTAAACATAAGCAATACGATATGAGATGTGTTTCTCCTGAGTTACTAAACGCTCAAGGGAATCAAATAGAAAAAAGTTTTAATGGTAAAACAAGCGAAGTCATAAAACATGTTCTTGAAAAAGGTTTCAAGACTAAAAAACAAATGGATATATCAGAGACAAAAGGAAAACGAAGAATTGTTGTTCCTAGATCTCATCCTCTTGATGTTATTAAAATGATGAACACAGAACATGTTTCAGACAAATATAAGTCATCTACTTTTGCTTTATTCCAGCAAGGAGACGACCAAGGAGAACACAAATATGTGTTCAAGACCTTTGAAGAATTATTTGAGCAACAAGAAGTTGTAACCTTAAAACAATCCACAACTTTAAATTTTTCTAGTGATAATCAAGAAGAAAGACAAAATTCAATAATGTGGTTTAAGCCATCTTCTTCTTTTACTACTGAACCAAGAGCTCTCAGTAAAACAAGCGAGCATGCTATAGATTTGACCACGCATAAAGTTATTGCTGCGGACAAAAAAGATCAAAATAAATTTAAATTTGCTGATAGGGAACCTGTATACGAAGAGGCTCCATCTTATATTGAACAAAAACCAATTAAGATGCCATATATTCATGACAAGGCTAATAATAAAGATAAACACGGAACTTCGAAAGCTAGAGTAGACAGAGCAGATTTTCTTTCTCATCTTGCTCAAAATTCAGCAGAGTTAGAATGTTATTATAATCCTAAAATTAAACTTGGTTGTATGATAAAATTAGATATCCCTAGAAAATCAGATCAGGAAAACGAACAGGGAGAGGCTCATTGGAACGGTAAATGTATGGTTGTTGCAATTCGAACAAAATACAGAGTAGCTAATGAACCGCCTCATTGCACAATGGTATTAAGAGTTGCTAAAGCATCATTTAAGAAAAATTCTGATAAGAAAGGTTGATCATGAGACACGAAGATGATATTTTTAGTAGCCTTTGTATAGCTGAAGTCAGAAAATTTAAAGAAGATCCTACTAAATCTGGCCGTTGTAAAGTTAGGATTTATAATCAACATAATGACGAACAAGAAATTAAAGATGACGATTTGCCATGGGCGAGCGTGTTGCACCCCATAACTTCTGCTGCCACAGCTAAAGTCGGTATTTCACCATCTGGATTAAAAGTCGGATCTAGAGTATTATGTTGTTTTCTACCAGAGGATACTGCTAGACAATATCCTATTATTCTTGGTTCTCTTGCTCGTGGTGATAAACCCGAAGGTAATGATAAAAGTAATGGTGGTGTTGCAAAAGAATCTCAAGATTCTGAAAAAAATTCTGGTGGAAAAATTAAAAAAGCAGGACCTGATAATCCAGCTAGCGATGGAAAAACACAATGACTAAGGCTTTTGAAGATAAAAAAACTGTTTTTAATAATAAAGCAGTTTTACAGCAAGAAAAACCAGATTTAGAAAAAGCCAAATATGCTGATGCTCCATTTGTCGATACAGATAAGGGCAAAAAGCTGTCAGATGTTCGTGATAAATTTGCTCCTAATGCGGATAAACCAACTACAGCTTCTGCAGACCCACAACAAAAGAATTTACCAGATATTCTGAAAAAAGTTGATCCTCAGAAAAAAGCACAAGTTATTCCTCAGCTTTATGAGCAGATGAATAAAATGAAAAACGTTATGAATGCTGGTGCTGCTTCTGGTGGAGGAGCAGGCGCTGGTGGTGGAGATAATCAAAACCCAGCTGGTAATGCTGCAACAAATGTAATTGTGGAAGAAGCCTTTACTGGCGCTCTAGCAATAATGGTTAGAAGATATGGATTTGAGCGTGTAATATCCGTATTATTACTGGCATTAGAAGGCAATGGTATCAATTTAATAAACACAAGATTTAAAAATATTGTAATAAACGCAATATCTAATTTGATAAGATTGGCTTTATACTATGGACCATTAAATATCCCAGTTTCTCAATATGATGATACTATTTTTGGAGATATAGTACCAGATCCAGTTGTGACTGTTGTTCCTAATCTATATATGAAACAATACTATACTCTAGAAGAAGATCCATATCCAGGATACGTTGAATGGTTATCTCCTGATGAAACCACAAGAGTATGGACAAGAAAAGAAACAGGTTCATATCGTTTCAATAATTCTAACGAAGAAATTTTTTCATTAGCAGAAACAGCATTGGCTGCAGATCTAGATCCATATTTTCAATTAGATACTATTCTATTACTAACAGCGAAAATACTTAATGACTTGTTAGAAAAACATTGTCTTAGAGTTGATGCTGACGTTCTTGATATAGCATTAGGTAACAATGCTGGAGGAGGTCAAGGAAATCAAAACCAAAACCCTGCACAAAATGGAGGAGGAGGTGGAGGTGGTGCTGGTGGTATGGGCAGCATGATGGGTATGATGCAAGGTATGCTTGGTGGTAATTTAAAACAATTGATTGGAAATTTTGAACAAAAGCAATTACCAAATTCTGTTCTTGATCAACAAAAAATGAAAAAAACAACACAACTTTATACACAAGATATGTCTTTGAATAATAAAATTAAAACCTATGGTGAACAGATATTTGGTGATGGAGGAAACGGCAATATATTTGGAAACATGGGAGGACAATCTGGTATATTAGGAGCTTTTGGCGGTCAAGGATTTGGAGGCATGGGTGGTTTATTAGGTGGCCTTGGTGGGTTTGGAGGTCAATCTGGTGGCGGTGGTGGAGGAATAGGTTCAGGTATTCCGACAGGAGGTTCTGGTGGTTCTACTTCAGGAGGAGGTTATTCTGGAGGAGGAGTATCTAATACTGGTTTAACAAACATCAGTCAGTTACTGACTCTTATAGGAATATCATAATGGCCCAAGATAGAGATAATTGTAAATTACCACAAGATCCAATTAGTAACAACCAGATAGATCCAAAATATGGGTATGTTCATGGAGAATGGGATGCTTGTGGAGGTCATAACTTTACCTATAGAAATCCAGAAGAAGATACAAAAACGTATCATCAGGTATTGTCTCCTAGCGGAAAATATAAAACAATTGAACATAATGATAAAAAGAAAGAATTGGTAACAGAATTAAATGTTGGTGAAACAAGAGGATATACTAAAGGTGGAAAATCTACACACGTAGACGGACATACAGATAGCAACCATGAGGCAACATTTAGAATAGAAACAGCTAAAGATTATGGGAATGCTATAAAAGGTGATAGATATATCGGAACAAACGGTAAAGAAATAAAGTATACTAAAGAGGGAACTACCAGAGGTCATCAAGGTTCTTCTTTAGGCACTAACGATACAACTGATAAAGCCACGCAAAGAAAAACTGTTGATGGCGATAATCAAGTGCATATCAAAGGTCATGATGTTCGTATGTCAGAAAAGAACTATGTTCAAGTAGTTCAAGAAGAATTGGGCATCCATAGTGGTGGTAATCAAGATTATTATTCTGATAAAAAATATCATGTATTTTCTAAAGATGCTTTCATAGCAAACACGGACAGCACTTTTGATACCTGGTCAAAACAAGATATGACTATGCATTCAGAGGCCAAAGGAAACTTTAACTCTAAAGGCGATATGACCATAGAAAGCGACTCTAAAATCACTATAAAAGTAGGAAGTTCTAAAATAACAATTACCAGTAGCAAGATAACTATAGAAGCCACTCAGATAGAAGTTAAGGCTTCAGGTTCTAATGCTCTTGAAGGTCATCCATTAAACTTCAATGGTGGTGGACCTTCTTCTCCTCCATTCACAGTACCATAAGAGAAAATAAATGGCAATTACAAGAGCAGACACATTAACTGGCACCCTAAAACAGAAAGAATTCTTTTCTGATTTTTTAAACGATATGGATAAAACACCATATGGGGACCAAATTGGTAGAGTAGTTAATGAAAATGCTGTGAATCAATCTTTACGAAATCTCATCAAAACAAGTTTAGGGGAAAGGTTGTTTCAACCAAACATAGGATCAGATATATACAATTTATTGTTCGAACACAACCTTTCTGAAAATTTAGATTTAGTTGATCAATTTATAAGAAATACAGTAAAATATAATGAACCTAGAGCTCAAATAATAGAGGTAATGGCGGAGCCAGATGGCCTTAATGAAAACTCTATAAATATAGTTATTAAATATAATCTGATAAACAACCCAGAACCTATAACTCTAAACATTTTACTAAAAAGAGTTCGATAAATGGCAGCTAATAGTTCATTAAATTTAAGTTCTCTAGATTTTGATACCTTAAAAGGCAACTTCAAAGAATTCTTAAAGACACAGTCAGTCCTTAAAGATTATAATTTCGATGGTTCTAACATGTCGGTATTGTTGGATGTCATGGCGTATAATTCATATTTGAACTCTTTTTACCTGAATATGGTCGCCTCTGAAATGTTTTTAGATTCAGCACAGAAATATGATTCTGTTGTTTCTCATGCTAAAGAACTAAATTATCTCCCTAGAAGTTCTCATTCTTCTGTCGCCAACGTTTCTTTTACTGTTGAAACTTCTGGAATTGAAGGGGGATTTACTGTTCCAAAAGGAACAAGATTTTTTGGAACTAATTCTAAAGGAACTTTTTCTTTCGTAACAAACGAGATAAACACATATACGTCAAGTAACTCTGTATATGCAGTAGATAATCTACAAATATACGAAGGATCTTACTTCAGAGATTCGTTTGTTGTAGATAATGATATAGAAGATCAAAAATTTGTGTTATCAAATCAAAATATTGATGTTAATAGCGTATCGGTTCAAGTTATAGAAAATAATGATTTTGTCAACCCTCTAGATTTTACGTTTTCAGAAACTCTTTTTGGTTTAAATAATACTTCGAAAGTTTTCTTTTTACAAGGCTCTGAAAGTAACAAATATGAAGTCGTTTTTGGTGATGGTTTCTTTGGAAGAAAACCAAAGAATAATTCAACAATTTATGTTGATTATATCGTTACTAATGGATCTGATGGTAACGAAGTTGAAAGTTTTACTCTTACTGACGATTTAGGGCCAGTAAATGGGGGTATAGCTGATTCTTCAGAAGTAATAACAGTTTCAGCTTCTGGATCCGGCGCAAATCAAGAATCGTTATCTTCTGTAAAATTTTCTGCTCCAAGATATTTTGCAACACAACAAAGAGCAGTTTCATCTGACGATTACGCAGCACTAGTTTTAAATAATTTTGGTGGAGAAATTTCTGACGTTACTGTTTATGGTGGTCAAGAAGTTCAACCAAAACTATATGGAAGAGTAATTCTCTGTTTAAAACCAGTAATCGGGACAATAACTCCAGAATATTTAAAAAATAGAATATCTAATTTTCTTTTAGAGTATATATCTTTACCAAATAGAATTATCATATCTGACCCAGAATACATCTATATAAAATTAGATACTGTTGTACAACAGGACATATACTCAAGTAATAAATCTTTTTCAGAAATTAAGAATATAGTTTTAAATACAATTTTAAAACACAGTTCTGAAACTCTAGAAAAATTTAATAATGATTTAAGATATAGTCAGATTACTACAGATATTGACAATTCAGAAACCACTATTATAAGCAATCAAACTCATATTAGGTTTATTAAAAGAATTAATCCTCTTTTTAACAGAGATACTTCTTATAAGTTTGAAACTGGTAATCCTTTGTTTTATGAGACTCCAACAATTGACGTTGGAGTGCCTCATACAGAGTTGTATTTAAATAACTATGAAACTCACTTTGAACACGCCTCGTTAATTTCTTCAAAGTTTGTGTATAATTACGGTGGAAAATTATATGAAAGCAGCTATTTTGCTGATGATGGGCAAGGTAATATAAAAGTATATACATTTGGATCCAATAAATCAATTATACCATTAACTGTAGTAGGAACTATAAATTATGATGTTGGATCTTTCGAATTAAATAATATACTTATCAATTATTACGCAAACTATATTTCAATATATTTAAATAATAAAGATTCTGATGTTTATGCTAAATTGAATAATATCATTATCATAGATCCTACAGACGTAGACATAAAAGTAATCGAAGCTAAAAGATAATGGAATTTTTAACAGAAAAATATATTTCTAATTTTGTTGAAAGCCAATTTCCTCGTTTTTATGAGGAAGATGGCCCGAATTTTATTCTATTCGTTAAAGCATATTATGAATGGTTAGAAGAAACAGGAAACCCTCTAAGAGAGGCTAGATCTCTATTTGATTATAGAGATATTGACAACACTTTAGAAAAATTCTTAGAATATTTCCAGAAAAAATATCTTTACGGTATTCCTTTCAATATCATATCTAATAAGAGATTTCTTCTAAAACACATTCTAGATGTTTATCGTTCAAAAGGTGCTATACAATGTTATAGACTTTTGTTTAGATTAATCTATAATGAAGATGTAGAAATTTATCTACCAGGTAATGATGTATTAAGAGTTTCTGATGGCAACTGGATAAGACCAAAATATTTGGAAATTACTGACACGCCTGTTATTGGTGATTTTGTTGGTAAAACAATTATTGGTAAAATGTCAGGAACATCTGCTACTGTTGAAAGTTATATTCAAAAAGCATATAATAACGATATAGTTAATATTGTTTATATTAAAAACATTTTACCTAATGGTGCAGATTTTAGCGTAGGAGAACCTTTACTTCTTATAAGCGATATAGATAATGAAAATATTTCATATGAAACTCCTGTTAATTTAGGTTCTCTAAATTCTTTAGTTATTACTAGTGGTGGTCAGGATTTTAGAATTGGTGATGTTGTTAAGATTGCCCATAAAAGCCCATTTACTGATGAAATTATTTCTTATGGTAAAGAGGGATTATTAAAAGTTTTTGATGTTGCAAAATCAACAGGGGTTTTGAATTTTAAAGTTCAAAAAAGCGGTTTTGGTTATACAGCTAATGCTCTTACTTTTGTATACAACAATCCTTATGACAAAACAGGTTTTGGTGGGAGTTACAAGATAAGATCTTTATATGCAAAAAGATCTTTAACTTATAATACTGATATCATAGCAGGGTTTATTTCGACTACATTAGACGATTTAAATTATGAATTTCCAGGTAATTCTCCAGGTAATCTTTACGAAACTTTAGAACAAACTTTAACATATCAAACTAATGTTTTTGGTAGAATACTTTCTCTAAGAGGCATTAAAGTCGGTAATAATTATACATTACCAGCTAATACATTTACAAGATCTTTAATTAAATCCATACCATTAGCTGGTAATGTAGAATATTCTCCTCAAAGTTTAAAACTCTATAATATTAAAGATAATAGCTTAACATCTACTTCATATTCAAACGGCGAAGTTATTACCGTTTTGAATCAAAGATCCAATGTCAATATAACAGACAACAGAACATCTAGTCCTGGAGAAACGCACGCTTTAATACTGTCTTCTAATAATGCTGAATTTGAATTTTATGCTAACAGTTTAAATGTAAGTAATACAAATGATACTATTTACTTTTTTGACGCTGATACTTTTTTTTCGTTAAGCGACAAAGTTTTGTATTATGTTCCTGAGGGCGGAACAGCAGTAAGAGGTCTAACAGGTAATAGAAATTATTATATAAATTTTGTTAATAATAGTCATGTAGCATTAACTCAATATCCTTTTGGTGCAAACGCAACAGCTACTATTACGACTAATAGTTCTGGCGGAGCTTTATCTTTTACTATAACAAACAGAGGTTCGAATTTTATAACACAAAACCCTAATGTTGTTATTGCTACAACCTCAGGTATTGGTGCCAATTTACAAACCTCATTTGCTTGCGCAGTAACAGGCACAGGAACTCAATTTACAACATTTTTAGCTAATAATGATGCAGTATACCTTCAGGCAAATAGCGCTGATGCTAATACTGGCGAAACTCAAATGATAAGACAAGTTGTGAACAACTCTTTATTATTATTATATGGGCCAACAACTTACACATCTAATGCCAATGCATTTTACTCTATGACTTCTGTTATCGTCCCTGCAAGTTTTGCCACTTATGAATCTCCTATGGTTTCAGAAGAAGGTATTAATGGTAAAAACGAATTTATTTCAGCTATTCCTAGTTCTGGAAATAACACCATCACAGCAGTCAAAATTCTAGATTCTGGAATAGGCTATGTTGATGGCGAAGACATAAATGCATATTTGTATGGTTCTGTCTCTGATACAGTTACAATTGTTTCCGGCGGTTCAGGATATGCTAATAATGAAAAATTGGTATTTGCTGGAGGAAACCCTAGTTCTCCTGCAGCAGGATTCGTCAGAACTGGTGCTAATGGGGTAATTAATGAAGTCACCATAACTTATGGCGGCTCTGGTTATGAACAGCCTCCGGATATTTTTATTCAAACTATAAATGGTAAAGGGGCTTTTCTAGAAGCAGAAATTGCTGAATTTAATACTCAGATTGAGATTTCAGGCACAGTCCAAAAATCAGGTTCTGGTATAGCTAGAGGTTATTGGGCAACAACAAGAAGTTTCTTAGATTCTGATAAATACATTCAGGACAGTTATTATTATCAAGATTATTCATATGAAGTAAGAACTGCTAGAGTTTTATCCGAATACAAAGACATTTTATATAACACCTTCCATTCGGCTGGATCCGAATTGTTTGGTAAATATCTAAAGACAGACTTGAATCAGACTCTTCTAGAGTTAGTCGCTGACGAACAATACGAAGCAAACACTGATCCTGTTACACTATATACAATTGTTTCTGAAACATTTATAACATGCGACGAGGACGAATTAACCGTTGATGATTATGTGTATGACTACTACCAGTATACAAATATACCAACAATAACAGTTGATGCAGATACTGTTAGTGTTGTTAGTAGCAATACCTATATTCTTTCTGATTATATTGTTGTTTCGGCAGACATGTCTAATAATGCGTCAGGAGATATAAATCGTTATTTGAGAGCGGATAGCAACACCAGTTATATAACTTCAGATATTATAGCTTATTAAGAGAGGAAATAAAAAGTGGCAAAACAAACAGTAGACGTAGGCGTAGTAGCTAATGACGGTACTGGCGATCCGCTAAGAACCGCCATGATTAAAATTAACGAGAACTTCACTGAGTTATATACCAACGCAGTTCTCACTACATCAGTTTCAGTAGGTAACTCTACTATTAACAGTTCAATGTCAAACACTGCAGGATTTTATGCAGGAAATAGTGCTGGAAATAGATTTGTAGCAAATAGTGCTGTAATTGATATTACTGATGGCACTACTTCATCAAATTTATCAGCAACTACGGCAAAAGTTGGTGCTAATGTTATATTGACTACTACTTCAATATTTGTAGGAAACTCGCAACAAAATGTAGTGCATTTACAGACATCTATAGATTTAGCCAATACTCAAGGTAATACTAAAATTCTACCAACTAGAATGGCTATCGGTGGTGGAACGGCGAATGTCACTATTAACGTGTTAGCTATAGCAGTAACTAATACTATTTCTAATACAACAATCGATGCCGGTGTTCTAACTATTGCTAATACTAGTACCGGTAGAGCAAATGTCGAACCAGGTAAAATTACTGTTGGTGCTAACGTCATTGTTAACACTACCATTATTACTACACCATCAGTTAATATTACAGCTAACTCTGGTTTAGGGCTTGGGTCTTATACTATAGCTGGTAACGGTTATACGCATTTACCAAATGGTCTAAAGATGAACTGGGGTTGGGTATCTGCTAATAGCACTGATGGTAATGCTGTGTTTACTAGTGCTTTTTCTACTGCAGTGTATTCGGTAATTGCAACCAGTAATACTGCTACTGCTACATATCAAGCAGGCGTAACAGCTATGAACCTTGGTAACACCAATATTAGAACAGCTAATGTTACCTCTACTAATGTTCGTTGGATAGCGATTGGAGTATAAATTTTGGGAAAAATACTTCCGGAATATAAAAAGGTTGTTTTGGATGAGATGTTGGATAATATTATATCCAACACCTCTCATTATTACGCTGTAGCGTCAAACCCTACAGAATATCCAGGAACAGCCCCTGATGTAACGAGCGATGATTATTCAACCAATTATCATATATGGTCTATGATTTTTGGTAAAAAAATATCAAACAACGATATAATACCAATTATCGATAAAAACATGTGGTCTGGTAATACGGTATATGATCGATATGATGACAAATCAACAACTATGAATGATACGAACAATTTTTATGTTATATGCCAACCAGGAATAGTTGGTGGTAATTATAACATCTATAAATGTATCGATAATGCAAATAATTCTGTTTCTACTGTTGACCCAAGTTCTGTTGGTGATCCTACTTCTCTAGTAACATTTACAACCTTTCCAGACAATTATAAGTGGAGATTTATAACTTCCATTTCGAGCAAAAATTATGATAAATTTGCGACTTCGGATTATGTACCATGCCCTGAAAATGCTACTGTAAAAGCTACAGCTAATAATTATTCTGGAATAGATGTTGTTGTTGTAAGTAACGGCGGTTTTAATTATGACACCTATCATAGCGGAATTGTGGAATCTGTAGTCAACACAACTCTAGTTCAAATTAGTGCTAATGCATCTTCTACTCCAGAGTTTTACACAAACAGTGCAATATATATCTATAATACTGGTGAAACCACTTCTCAATTAAGAACTATTAGTCAATATGTTGCTAATAGTAAAGGAAGGTTCATAAAAGTTGATAGCGAAGTAAACTCTGAAATTATCATCGAAGGTACAACTCTTTATAAGATAAGTCCGAGAGTTGTTTTTAATACAGATGGTATTAATCCTAAAGCATATTCTACAGTAAATCCATACAATAATTCTATATTTTCGGTTACGATGCTTGATATCGGTTCGGGAATTAATAGAGCCGAAGTTTCTATTGACAGTTCAGTAGGTTCAGGAGCAAACCTTTATGCTATCGTGCCTCCTCCCGGTGGTCACGGATTTGATCCTGCTTCGGAATTAAATATGAGAGGATTATGTATTGCATTTTCTTTCTCAAATACAGAATTCGGTAAATATGCTAATAACACTAACAGCACTATTCCTATTAATATAACATATAATAAGATAGCTCTGATAAAAAACCCATATGTGATGGATGAAAATGGCGACAGAGGAGGCAGATTCTGGTCAAATACTTTCGACCAGAGATTTATAACTTCTATATCCCCTAATTTTACTTTTGCGTATGATGACTTGATTGTGGGCGAATCTAGTGGTGCAAGAGGAAGAATTGTATTTTCTAATGGATCTCACATCGGATTTGTAGGCGATAAGTCTTTTGAAGAAGGTGAAAGGCTATTAGATGATACTTTAACATATGTTACAACTTCGAATTCTTTTGTTACTCGAGGTGACATTTATAATAAAGAGATTAGACCTTTATATGTTCAGAATATAAATAATGTTGAAAGATCAAATACTCAAACTGAGTCGTTCAGACTGATAATTCAGATGTAAATTATAGGATCATTTTATATGCCAATTAATACCAATTTCAGCATTTCTCCATATTTTGATGATTATGTTGAATCTAAGAATTTTTATAAGATTCTTTTCAGACCTTCTACTGCAATACAAGCAAGAGAACTCAATCAAATGCAGACTATTCTGCAGAAACAGATTGAGCGATTTGGCACACACGTATTTAAAGATGGCAGTATAGTTCTTCCTGGTCAGTTTGATCTGCAATTAAAGGTTCCGTATGTAAAATGTATCGTCGACGATATCGATACGATAGATTCTTTTTTAAATACTACCATAGTTGGTCAGAAAAACGGCGTAAAAGCTGTTGTGACCAAAATCGAATATGATGTAAATCTAGACCTCCATGTATTTTATCTACGTTATACTGATGGTGGTGTTGGTGCTATTGGGGCTTTTGTTGAAGATGAGCAGTGTATATCTTCTTCTAACGCAGCTCTAACTATGACTACAATTTCAGACAGCCCAACAGGGTTTGGTTCTCTATTTTCTATTGGTTCTGGTGTTATATATACTAAAGGGTTTTTTGCAGCTTTTCCAAAACAAACAATTATTGTAGACAAATATGATAATACACCAACAGCTGCTGTTGGGTTTAAAGTTGAAGAAAATCTTATAACTGATCTTCAAGACGAAACTCTGTTAGATAACGCTCTTGGGTCTTACAACGAAAACGCTCCTGGAGCGCATAGATTTTCTCTTGACCCTGTACTGACTGTAAAAAATTACGATGCTGCTTTCGCTGATCCGGATTTCGTATTATTACTAACTCTTAGAGATGGTAATATTGAAGAGTATAGAGAAAGATCACAGTATAACATCATATATGATGAATTCGCAAAAAGAACTTTTGACGAATCTGGAGACTATTATGTTC